GCATCTAAATCAGAAGGCATCTTTGCACCTTCTACAATTCTTGTATCTCCTTCTCTCATTCTTATATTTGCATATTCATCTCTATTACCAGCAGCGAGTTGTGACATAGTATCAGTGCCACCAAAACCTACTAACTGTGGAGAACCTATAGGTCCACCTGCAGTTCCTATCATATTTAAAAATTTATCCGCTTTATCCGAAGTGCTTACTTTTTTCTTGTTTTTCATAATTAAAAAAATAAAATGGGGTGAAATTTAAAAAATCACCCCTTTTTTTATTACTCCATTACGAGAAGTTTCTCACGGAATACTTGTGGATTCTGCTGTGCAGCATTTAAGTATCTCCAAGCGTTCTGTGGATCACGGTCTGCAGCTCCACCGAAGTCCTTCCAAAAGTCGCCTGAATTAGCAGGAGCTTGTGGAGTTGGTGGATTAGGCATTTGTGGTCTTGCAGGAGCTTGTGCTTGAGCCTGACCTTGTGCAGCAGCTGGGTTAGGAACCTGCTGACCTGCGAATGTAGGAGCCTGTGGATATGCAGGAGCATCATCCTCTACAGGATAAGGTCCATTCTCTCCAAAGAACTCACATGTGTAATCAGCTAAAACATCAGGATCTGTAAGGATCTTCTCATATGCTTTATGCTCAGTTGACATTTCTTGTAGTAAATTAACTGCTTCTTGTAACTGAGTGTTTGTTGTTATTAATGAATCTTCTAACTGACAAGAGTAATTATTAAGAACTGCTGGAGCATCGGCACCAAAATGATTAATTACTTCAAGACTTGCCTCGCTGACCCCGTTTGCTAGGAGCTGTTCGTTTGTTATCTCCTGAGAAGTTTGGGAAGAGCTGTTGGAGTATGCCTGGTTGCTGTTGCTCGAAGGCATATAAGTCTGCTGAGCCCCGTTGCTGTATGGGGTTGTTTGTTGGAATCCGTAATTGGCTTGGTCGGCTGCTGGGTTCGCTGTCGACTGTTGACCCTGGAACGGGAATTGGACTGGTGAACTCAGGAGTCCTACCACCTTCGTAAATGCGTCCTTGTAAGGGTTCTCCGCTTGTGGAGCTTCCTGCTGTACTTGGGGGCTGTACTGAGTAGGGTTGTATTGGATCCCTTGTACCCCCATCTGGGCTTGAGCTACTGGAGCTGGAGCCTGCTGGGTTTGGGAAGGTGCCACCCATTGGGAATTCCCTGAAACCGCTGGTGCTTGAGGAGCCACGTAGCTGCTCTGCTGGGTCGGGGATGTCTGGGGTGCTGATTGGGTCTGCTGAGCGGTAGCGTCCTGCATAAGTTACCTCTTTTTGTAAACTTTCTAGTGTTCGATATAGGAAAGGGGTGAGATCTAATCTCGGATCTGCAGCCATCGGTAAATTCGGTTGCTGCGGATGTGGTGTACGCATCTCCTGATTTATTAAGTCAATAAATGCGGAATATGCCCTTTGTACTTCACCTACCATTCTAAACGGAAAACCAGAAAGCATCCCTGCAATTTCGTCGTCAGTTTTCGAAGGAAATAAGTACTTCAGTGCTTCTATACTATCAACCCCCAATTCTTGAAGGTTTCTAGTAAAGATGGATTGGTTGAGTTTATCCTGTGCTGTATCTTCATACACAGGACCCATCCATCTCCAAAGTACCGTTCTATCTCCATCGGGTGCTAGTCCTAATACACCATCCGGAATTTCTTTTGTTTCTACTGCAGTATCAACAGCTTGTTGAAGTTTCTGTTCATATTTAATTTTTTGTTTTTCATATTTTTCTAAAGCTTTAGGATCTTCATCATTTTCTGGTAATTGAGGATATTTTATTCCTGAAGCAAACGCTAATGATTTTCTAAAAATTTGCTCTTCTTGAAAAATAATTAATTCAAAAACTTTGCAAATTCCATACTGATAAATCTGTAAACATTTTTTCTTTGCAGTCGCACTTACACGTCCATAAGCAGATTTAATTTCAGTAGCAGTTACGTTAGTAATACTTAAATCGTCTATACCTCCAAGAGCTAATCTAATTTCACTTCTTAACTGTTCTGAAAATCTTGCTTGATCAGAACTAACAGCATTTGGAGTTATAAATCCTACTCTGTCAGATGGCTCTAAATTAGCAATAACTCTAGGAACTCTCATTCCACTGCCAGGTCGTCCTGCATATCCTGGCTGCTGTCTTGTTATTGGATCTTGTTTATATGTAGAACTAAATAGATCAACATTAGAAGCAAATCCTGATTGACTAGATATACTTGGTCTTTGTGCAGTTTCAGAATCACTCTCTACAATGTCTTGTTTTGGTCTAGATGATAGAAGAGTTGGATTACCAAAGAATGATAAGTTTGCTCTTATATTTTTTACCATCTCATCATGTGCAGTTATCTGATTAGCAATGAAATCAAATTCTCCTGTACCATCTGTACCGAAAGCATCAGGATTGTTAAACACCTCAACACATGGAATAAACTCCATAGTATTTTCTACAATTTTTTTATCAAAAGTTGCAAAATTTGTATTTTCTTGGTCAAAAGTTATTTCTTGTTCTGCATGATATTCTTCTATTTCTGTAGCAGTAATTTTTAATCTCATATATCTTTTATCAGTATTTAAACCGACTCCAGCAAAACCTTTAGAAGATCTAACTTTGTATGGATAAATAATAATTACTTCTTCTAGTTCTCCTTCAGGTGAATAATATGTTCTATAAGAATCTTTATTAAACCAATAAATTCTGTAAGATTTTTTAGTAGGTCTTATATAAAATAATCCTTTTCCATATGCTAAAAATCTATCCCATATTGCATCTAACCTTGCATCTAGTTGATTAAACTTTATAACCTGCTGAACAAAATCAAATCTTTGTGTTCCAAAATTATCTTGTTGCGGATAAAACTCAACTCCCTGTCTTATACCAAACATCTTCATTTGGGATAAGTGAGAACTAATCAGCATTGTGTCTGCTGTTCCTTTTCCATCACGACTGATGACAGATTTAATCATGTCATCTAGAACAGCTTTACTATTACTCTCCATTAATTAGATCCCTCTGTTATTGGTCAATGTCATACCCAGCATGTAATCGCTTAAATGTAATCACATCTCCTTCAACTTCAACGTCAAATCTTTCGTTTGGTTGAAGTGCCATGTCATGACATAGCTCATCAGGTAGTGAAATTACTGCTGAACCATAAGCATCTTGCTCAAGTTCAAGTTTGTAAAAAGTTGGTTCTGGCATTGTTAATACTAATAGTTTAATTGGTCAATACTCTAACTCAAGTTTTCCACGAGTCATTAATCCATTACATAGCCAAACTAGAGCGTCTACGCAATCATCATGTGAGCTAACTCCAAAATTTACTATCTCATCAGTTAAGGCTCCAAACTTTCTATATTTATTAAAAGTAATTTTTCTTTGTTCAAAAAGTCCCATTATACCTCGAAATCTTGCAACTTTGTCTCCACGGAATCCTTTTACTGGATGCCAAATTAAATTATATAATCCTTGTTCTGTCTGACAGATTCTTTTAAAGTCCGCTTCTAAAGATGCCTGATAAGCAACGGCTTCAGACCATACATGTAAAGAAGTTCCTGTAGGAAAATAATTTTTACCATCTTTCATAATTACTCCCCACTCTTCCATCATTTCCATTAAAAGTTCTAATTTTTCTAAATTTCCCATCACCCTGACTCTTTTACAATCAATAACATGAATTTTATCTTTTACCCTTCCACCCATAACAAAAACGGTATAATCATTTCTTTCTCTGACTCCTGCGGATAGATCTACTCCTACTCCTAAAGCATCAAAATCTGTAGCTATTGTTCCTTTAACAATTAAGTCTGGAGACAAAGATAATTCACTAGTTTGAACAACTTGATTTTGATATTGAAAACTAAATGCGACGGGAGCTATTCTTCTTCTCTGACCTAAATAATCTAAAGACCACATGTCAGGCCAGTATGATATTTCCTCTCCTTCTTTATCTACTGTAATTGCAGATTGTACTATTTGTTTCCATCCACTGGAAGGTAAAAAAGTTGTACTGTGAATATCATCATGTCTAAATCTAGTTCCTAAACAAATAGCTCTTGCCCCCTCAAACATAGTAGGAACAATAACAGCATTCCAATTATCTTCCATAGCCTGGCGAATATCTTTATTTTTAATATCATCTGCACTTTTTATTGCGTCATCAATTATGCAAAGATGAGATCTTTTTGAAGTAACAGCACCTTTTAGTCCTGCACAACAAACACTAAATTCTTCTTCACCAGTAGACTTTATTCCTGCAAATTTCCAATCAATACTCCAATATTCATTTGAATTAATTCCTTTAGCAATCTTTACCATAGGAAAAATTTCTTTATAAACTTTACTTTCATCAATAATTCTTTTTATTGCTGCACTCTTTGGTCTAGCTACATCAACTGTATAAGAAATATATAAAATTTTTAAAGGCATTTTATTTAAAGCATGTATACCAATAGCCCACGCTGTATATAAACCTAATACGGTTGACTTAGCCGATCCTCTAGGAGCAAGTATGTCAATGTTGGGACCAGCAATACTTTTAAGACATTCACTATCATCTCCTGTACATAAATATTTGTGCCATTCAAGGTGATGCTCAGCTGGAGGTTTTCCCCCTACAACATCACAAAAATAGGCAAAATCTTTTCTAGCTCTTTCTACATCAACATTAGAAGTTTTTTTAACTACTTGTTGTTTTGCAGCTGCTCTAGCTGTACGTCTATAGACGCTATAAATACTCGTTCCTGCCATGAACGTAGCATAGCGTACTTTTGCTTAAGATTCCTCTTGTAATATTTTGGTCCATACTCCCATTGATGCTTCTTGTAAAGGTCCTTCAATAGGGTCATCTCTAAAGATAGATAACATCTCACGTAATGCTCTATCTGCACCTGCAAGAATTAAACCTTGTTTATCCTGTAAAATCTTTTTATCTTCAATTTGTTTTATAGCTCCACG